CTCCAACAAGCTGACCCGTATTCACACAGTAGTTAATAGTTTCGCTGGTTTCAATTGTAAATGTTCTTTTAAAACCACAATCAAAACACTCCACATCAACGGGCAGTTCTTCTATGTTAGAGCTTAAAACGTACTCGTTCATATACGGGTCATACCCTCCGAGCTTTTGTGTGTTTGGAGCTCCAATAAATAAATCTCTAAAATAAGACCTCATTCCAAATTCCGACACAACAGTAAGCTGCTCACTTTGTCCTGACCCAGATAGCTTTAACACCACACCTCTTTTTGCGTCAGTAAAAAATTTATCATACCCCCACTGAACATAACTTTCAGGATTATTGCTAATACCATATTTTTCTATTCGAGCAATTTGAGTTCCTAAAACCTCAGGGATTGAAGCTACTTGCCCCCCGCCTGTTGAATCTGATAAAAGGTTTTTGCCAGCTAACACATAAGATATTTTATCTTCTTGTAATACAAGTATGTCTGTTTCTCTTGCATCTAATTTTCTAATAGGGCCAAACGTGTCTTCTAATGGTTTAAAGTTTAGTAACCCTAAATTAAATTCATTGAGCTTATTAACATTAGACTCGTCATTGTAAACACCGCTATAAGTTAAGTCTGCAAATCTGTGCGCCTCTTTAAAATCTAATTCAGAAGTAGACGTGGTTCTTTCACCTAAGGCCAATTCTTTGCCTATTATTGAGTCTCTTATTTTGTAACTTTCTACACCATTACCAAAAGAATAACAATTAAAAAACGCAGTGTCAATAACAGCAGATTGTACACTGGTTTGATTTTGAACATTACCCGTATGAAACCCATTTGCAGTATCTATTTCAAAAGATTGAGAAGATTCATACCACAAATCCGGAGTGGCATCTTCTGGTTGAGTTTCAAAAACAATAGTGTTGTCTGCTCTAAATACAGAAATTGTTAAATTAACACGAGCCCTTCTATCTCTTGAGCCGTTTGATGCTCCAGAACAAGAGTTTGTTCCGGTAACTAATAATAGTAGTTGATTTGTTGTAGCATCTCTATAAAATCTCCAATTGTAAATACAAGGGTTCCTATCTATATCATTGTCGTCAGCAGCCAAAGAAGCATCATAAAAGTTTTGAAAATAAGGCGGGGGGCAATCAGGGCTTCCAGAAACACTTGCTGTGCCATCTCCTAATCTTGCCTCAACATTATCGCCATCCCACCATTCTTTAAAATTTTCATAATCTTGAGACGAAGTCAAGTTTAACTCTAAATTATATACTCTCTTGTCACACTTTCGCCTCTTTCCAGGTCTATTAAACTCTGCTTCTATTTTTATTCTTGAGCCAGCAGGGATTGTATAGTCTATAAAACTTCCAGGGGTAGTAGGGTCTTCAATATTGCAGGGGTATCTAACAATAGGATAACTGTTCCCCCTTCTTCCAAAATCACTTTCCTTTCCCTGCTGTATGACCGGATTATCTCCCTGAATAATATTAAAATCATTAGCTAATATTTTCATATAAGTACCAGCGGGGATAGGTATGTCTTCACCAAGACCATCCTTGGGTGCGGGGTCTAAAAAGTCTGAAGTTTGTGCCTCTTTTTCTAATACTGTAGCAAATCTACATCTTGTAGTTGCTCCATCTGTATCTCTTTTTACTATTAACCTATCCCCCTCCTCTACTTTTCTGGAGTTTTCACCATCTAACAAAAAGAACGTAGCATTAGTTGTAGGGTCAAGAAAAAATATGTTAGTATATATTGTATTATAATCCTCTAAATCAGGCTTAATTACAAGCTTGTATCTTGTAGCCCATTCTGGAGATAATTGAGTAGGTGGTATTGTAACTTGTATCCTGTTAGCAAAACTTGAAAGTGAACACGGAACATGTGTGGTATTATTAGGGCTAACTAAAGCTGTGGTAGACCTATTAAATTCGTCCATATACACGATACCTATTTCATAATCTCTATTACTATGTAAACTTTTTGGATTTCCTAATTCTAAATAAAGCCCTTCAGCAAATGATACGTCATAATATTCATATACTGTTTGTGTGGGGGTTGTTATATCGTCCACATAAGCCATTGATAACAACGAAAAACCTATTTCAGTACTTCCGGGAGAAGTAAATATCTGTATCGCCTGTCCGTTAGCCGATATGCCGCTGGCAAATTTTGTTAATGAATCTAAGTTTTGAGGTATTAAGCAGTTAAAAGAATCTGTAAAAGTTGTACCGTCACAAGAAGTTTCATCACCTGGTTGACCAGAAACGGGCTTTATATTTGCTGCCGTCCCAACGCTTTGAGTAAACAATGGGTCTGTGGCTAATTCATATACACTATTAAAATCAGTTGGTAAATTAAAAGAAAATCCTATATCTACATTATCAGTTGTTTCTGAAGGGAAAGGAGTTTGGCCGCTAAATTGAGAGTGGTCAAAACGAATATCAAAAGTAATAGTAGCGCCAGCTTTTAATTCTAATCCATTCAAGTCAAAATTAACTCTTGCATTTTGTATTGTAACAGGGCCATCAATAGAATAATCTTGCGGAGCAGTTTCATCAGAAACATCTCCAGCTCCAACCTCTTCAGACACTAAACCAACGGTGTATTCTAATTTTACTGGGTTTGTGTTTAAGTCAATTAAATCAAAACCATCAACATAGTTGCCATAAACAAGTCGATTCCCCATAATTGTTTGGGCCTGCGCCTTTAAAGGCACATTGTCAAACAATCTAACTATTTCAGTATTTGGCAGCACAGTAAATATTTTGCTGTTTGTAAAGTCTAAAGTATAATCAGTATTGCTTGCCAGACCTAATTCCTCTTTGTTAAATTTTTCAATAGATTTTATAACACTACTTGTAGACTCTTTAAATACTACTTCTATTTCTTTGACTAAATCACCACCTGAATTATATGTTACCTGTACTGAGTTAAAAACATTTTGCATGCCCTCGTTAAGACCTGAGTCTGTGCTAAAATCAAATCCAACAGGCTGAAAAGCAGGTTCTGAAAATTGAGATAAAGCAGAGTATTCTCCATCTTCATATTGATATCTATAAGCAAAAGAAATAAACCTTGTTTCTAAAAAATTTTCTTCGCCACTTAAAGTACGTAATGATATAGCTGGTGATGTGACGGGTGGTTTTTTAATTACTAATATTTCTTCAGACGTAAAAACATCAACCAAGGGAGTACCTGCTGGTATATCGTAAGCTCTTGTAATATTTATAAATCTCGGTGGATTTGTGTTGTCTGTAAAAAACAATAAGTCATCCACCCTATCAACACCAGTGATTAAAAACTTATCATTAAAATTTAAAGTTGTGTTAATTCCTCCGCCGTCATTTACGCTTATTAAATGATAATTAAGTGTATTTTCTACCACATTAAAAGAAACTACCATATCAAGCTTACCTGTAGGAGAGCCTGTAAATGCAGGGTCGTGTACAAACCATATAATTGTTTCACGTTGACCGTCTTCCAAAGACCCAATACATTTTGCTTCTGAACTTAAAGGTACATTCAAATACTCTAATGAAGTAAGTTTTTCATTACCTTTTGAATTTTCGACCGAACCTATTTCAGATTGTTCGGTAGAACCAAGCCTGACGTTTACAGCATCTATATATTCGCCATTAGGAACAAGGCGCTCATCAACGCTCTTGTTCATTCGTCCAGCTATAAAATTTCTTTGAGTAGTAGGCATGTTACTTTATCCATTTATCCTTACCTCGCATATTCATAAGTAGTCTGCCAGGGTGTATGTTACTAATTCTAATTTTAGCATTTCTAAGTAAAGCAGAGCTTCTTTTTCTTGCCCTACCCACAATATACTCTTGAACCCCTAACTTACCATTTAATATAGCAAACTGGATATACGCATAAATATATTCTTCAAATAATTTATTGACGCTTATTTTAGAATCATCTCCAGATTCCATTCCGTCTGATACATACTCAAGTATACAAAATTCTTTTGCCATACCTGAGCTAAAGTTAATCACTCCACTTTTTGAATCTATTCGGAAAGTAGGATTAGAGTTAGCTGTTTCTGTATTTAAACCATAACGAGCGCCAATAGCGTAATCAAAACACCAATACCCATCAATACAGTATCCTTCCATATTGTTGTAGGGGCTGCTTTGGTTTAAGTAAATGCTCTTTTTTGTACCTTCAATCCGCTGTAAATCAATCAAAGATGTAGATGGTTTTAAAACGTTTCCTTGGTCATCAAATAATATTTTACATTCATGGTCTTGTAAGTACGCATCACTGTAATTAGTTTGTATGTTTTCAGTAAGAGGCCTAAGCACACCATCTTTATATATAGATATCCTTACCCAATTAACATAATCAGGGGGAAGTACAAATCTTAAATTATCACACACTTGAAGTTCTAATATTTTAATTTCCTTAAAAGCATCATAGTTAAGTTCTTGTATTGCTCTTTTAGCGTGAAATAAAACTTTAAATCGCTCTTCATTATTTATTAAAGAATGGTTTCCTGCATACATCAACATAAAATTGTTGACAATATCTTCCAGGCTTACATATTGATAAGACCCCCAGTTTTCGTTTTCTGGTGCGTTACCTCCATTCTCGTAATATTGCCATGCGCTAATATATGCCATTATTGTTCATTTTGATTTTCTACCATTTCTTGGGATTGTCCAAATTTAATTGCTTCAACTTCTCTTATGGACATACCGGCAAACTGTAATATTTTCATAACTAATGTTGGCTCATCATCTTGAGGCAACTCAAAGTCTTGGTAATCAGTTGCGGTTTGATTAAACGTAGGTTCACTTCCAACTAAATTAAAATACGTCCATTTTGGTGGCTTAGGATACCTTACGTATTGAGCAATAACTGTCCCTGGACTTGTTATTTCTTCAGGATATACGGTTGTTGTATTGCCATTTAAAAAATATGCAGGAAATAAATTTGTAGGCTTTGTTAAATTTGATGCGGTTAACTTAAATATTTTTTGCTGAGAAACTCTTTCTATCTCACGCACATTTTTATTTGTTACTATTGAATATTCGTTTCCAAGCTCCCATAGTTGTGTGGCAGCTATAGTTGTTTCAGAAAGCACTTGTGTTACATATCCAAATTCATTAGTAGTTAAATTACTTATAATGTCTCCCACTTTTACGCCCGAACTAATAAACGTTGCTGTTGTGTTTGAAACAGCATTAGAAGCTGTTGGCCCCGCCTGGTCTATTGTTCCGCTTGTAATAAAGTTGGGGTAGTAGTTTAATTTATTTATTAAGCAATAATCTGAAGGTAAGTTAAATAAATTTAAAGCAGAGTGGCTTAAAGCTTTTATCTCTGAAAAACTATCTATAACCTCTTCATAACCCTTAGTTATATCAGCCAAACCTGTCCCCGATTGTCTTTTGTTCTCTTGGTTAATTTGATAATTATATTGATAAAAATAATCTTCAAATATATCCAATTGAGCTTGCTTAGCATACAAATTGAAATCATTGGGCGTAATGTAGCCATAGTTATTTTTATTCAACAATGACAGTACGGTTTCACGCACTGAGTTTATCATACTCATCTGTAAATATCTTTTGTACAAAGATAAGCAAAAAAAAAGAGGCCCCGTTTCCGTGACCTCCTTTTTGAGAATTGACTATGAGCAATCAATTACGTTTAATTAAAACATCGGTACAAATATATAACTTATTTTTCACTTTCCAATTTTTTTTCTAAAAACTTTAGGACTTCTATACCGTCATCAGATTGAAGGTATGAAGCTATAACGTATAGCGGGTCTTCACCGAAAGGTAAAGTCAACATACGTTTTTTGTTTGAAGACGTATTAAAGTATACATCTTTTTTAGAGTTCTTATAAACTAAAATCTTTTTATTAAACAATTGAGTGATGGTAGCTTGAAGCTTCATCATCGGGTCGTTAATAGCTGATAAAAAATCCTGTGAATGATTTTCTGCAAACACAAGCAAATCTCTACGTAATTCTGAGGATGTTATCTTAGATGGGTCTATGCCAAATAAAACACTGGATATATTTTCCACTTGTTCTATAGTTAGACTTCGAGCTTCAATCAAAGCGTCTACACGTGAGTTTAATTTATCTACATCTTGTTGCGCATCAGCCTCTTGGTTAACCTCTACAAAACGTTTTCCGTTCATAGGGTGGTAATGTAAGAACTCCTGAAGTACCGGGTTAGTTTTAGGTACGCTTAAAAATCCATCTTCAAAAATAATAGGCTCAACGATAGCGTTGCCATCCTGTTCATCTTCAAAAGGGCTATTTTGGTTTCGTGCATATCGTAGCGGCCTGTTTGTTCCGGTTTCCTCGTCAAAGTATAATAGAGGGTTTCTACGGTTATGTCTTGTTGGCAGCATAAAAGATAATGGCGCTGCGTTTCTGGTTAGTTTGTAGGCTTTATCTACAAGTTGCTTTCTTTTTTTCATTTGAGTATAATTTAATTAAAATAATAAAAAAGGGAGTGTCTTTGAAGACACCCCCTTTGGGTAATGTACTAATCTGTAAACAAGAAGAAGTTGTTTGCACCCATTGTACAAACACATCTTTCTGATAGGAAGTTAACTTCCATCGCATCTAAATCCGATGTAGCAGCTCCACCAGCAGAACCAGTAATCCACGTTTTATAACGTCTGTCTTCAGTTTCTGAAGCACGGTAACGCACGTGAAGGAATGGTCTCTTAGCGTTTTTGCCAAGGATTTGGTCATACACTGTAGTTGAACCAGCTGGAACTAATAGTCCGTTTACACGTCCTGAAGTTGCTCCGCCCGCTAAACCACCTCGCATGGTTGGGTCATTTAGATATTTCCAATCTGACTTATAGAAATCATATCCTCTACGGAATCCTGTGAATCCAAGGTTCAATGCCATTTCTTCGTCATTGTCAAACAATCCGTAAGAAGTACCACCTGGATTTCCGTATGAGTTTTGAGCAGCTAACATATCGTCAATGTCAAAGCCAAAGTCTCTGTTCAAGAAAATTACATTTTCTTCAATAGCACCCTGCTTATCTAAACGAGAAATAATAGAGTCAAAATCACCAAGAACTGTTGGGTTTCCGCCAGCATAAAGGTTACCTCTTGTGCTAACCGCATGGAATATACCTTCAGAACCTTTGTCTCCTACTTGGTCGGATAGAACCTGAGCTTTTACTCCTGAACCAGCTTCTGCAGGAACAGCTTCAATCATTGCAGTTTCAAGATAGTCGTCAAAACGAAGTCTTGTTTCGTGCTCTGATTTTAGATACCATAGATATCCGCTTGCGCCATTTTCTGTAGTTACTTCAATCCATCCGATTTGAGCCATATCTGAACCAGATACCGCATACTTATCTTTAAGAATGATTGGAGAGTTGTCAAAAATTTCATCTTCTGCCTCTAAAGAACCTTGCATTCCGTTAGTTCCTTTTTTAAATTCAGAACCATAAATGAAGATTGTTGCGTCAGAATTTCCTAATCCTGTTCCACCTGTATAACCTTGCGCATCATAGAATGCTACAGTTACTTGTGCGTTAGCTAAATCAACAGCCACTACAAGTCCTTTGAACTCGCCTGAACCATCGTTGTTAGCAATAACAACTGTTTGACCTACACGAATAGCAATTTGCCCTGCAGTAAGTCCTGTTGCAGCTCTATCTGGAACTAAAGCATCGTTGATTTGGAAAACTACTTCTCCACCTGCAACTACTGCGCCTGCTCCTACTTTGATATACTTGGTGTGTAATCTACCTTGCTCTGCCCATTTAATAAGGTCTGAGTTAGAAGGTAGTTCTGCTCCTACTAACCGAAGGAAAGAGGAGATTGTTCGATTACCGTAACGCTCAAACTCTTTTTCATAAGTATCAGGTAGATACTGATTCAAAAAGTTGAAATCGGTAATATAGTTTGTAGCTAAAGCCACCTGTTGTGGTGCTGGCTGTAGCTGAAATCCTGGGGTTGCTTGTACTGAACCTGCCATAATAATTTGTTTTTTTTAAATTGTTTAACTTTTTCTTTTAATACTCTTGATTTTTAGCCCTTTCCCTGAGGAAGAACTGATTGAGCGATACTGCGTTTTACCCTTTGTTGTAACCTCTGGAGCGTTTCTCGTAGTCATGTTTATATTTTTCATCTTACGATTTACGTCTTCAGTCGCATCGGATTTGCCTTGTTCATAAAAGAACTTAGCAAACCTATCTGGGTTAAGCGCAGCAGCTAAAGCTTTATGGTAACCGGCAGCGTCTTTAATTAATCCTTGGTCATCTAAATACTTGCCAATAAATTTCATTGGTGTATCTTGAGCCTTTTTAATTTCATCCACTGAGCCACCAGGGTTGTAAAGAACTTTAGTGTCGCCAATAGTAAAGTTAAAACCTTTAAACTCACTATTTAGGACTTTGTCCGTCTCTTGGTTAAACCAAGAAACCTTTCGGGCTTGTTCTTGCTCGAAAGTTTTAGCTTGCTCCACATATTGCTTATAGCTTTTATATTCTTCACTGTCTTCGGAAAAAGCCCCCGTACTTGACTCAAGAGGTTGCTTATACATTTCCTTCTGTTCATTGAAAAACTTTTTAGCTTTTACAATTGCTTTTTTTCTTGCCAGCTTCACCTTTCTTACTTGAACTTCATCATCCAAAGTTTCGTCAAAAGAATAGTCGTCCATCAACAACTCTGCGTCTTCTTTGTCTAAACCTTCTTCTGTGGCCAAGATATACTCGGTTAACAACTGGTCTTCAGGCATGTCATCAAAGTTTCTGTTTAACTTAACGTAGTCTTCAATTCCTCTACCTGTTTTCTTTTTATACTCAAAATAAGCAGAAACGTCTTCTGGCAATTCTTCAGATTCTTTTCTTTCTTCAAGTAAATCTGAAACAGAATTTATCTGCTTATTGTATCTATTCTTAATAAATGAAAGAACTTCTTCCTCGTTTAACTCTGAGGATTGAGTTGATTCTTTTTCTGTAGTGTCTTCAGACTCTACAGTTTCTATTTCTTTTTCGGGCTCAGTGGTATTACTCATATCCACTTTCTCGATATCAGGAGTCTCGTTTACCTCTACGGGTTCCTCCTGGTGTTGTTGCTCTGCTTTTTCAAGCAATTGCTCTTCTACTTGCACTGCGGACTTTTCCTCTACAGCACCAACTTCTTTTACTTTAAGTTCCATTAGATTAAATTTTAGTACAAAGATAGTACATTAAACAATATAAAATATTCAATTACCTTGGCTCAAACTCAGCTAAATCGAAACCATCTAAGCTGTCCTCGTTAGACTCAAATCTTTGCGGAGGTAAATTATTTTTTCTTTGATTTATCAGCCTGGATTGTTCTGTATTTTGCTGACTAATTCTTTTAGCTTTAGCACCTTCTCTTTGAAGCTCTCTATCAGACAACGCTCTTTCAGATATATCTCTTAATTGTTGGCTATATTGAAACTCCTGCTCCATAAGCTGACTTTTTAATTGAGCTTCAGTTTTCATTTTTTCAATTTCAAAAGCTATTTCCGCTTGTTTGATTTGCATTTTTGCATTCATCTCGGATTGAGATTTTTGCATAGCAGCTTGAGAGGCCATTTGCTGAGACTTCATTTGCATAGCAGCTTGGGTTTGTTGCTTGACCATTTCAGCCTTTTCGTCTCTTTCTTGTTTTTGTTTTCTTTTTACTTTAAGTAATTGGTTAGCAAGCTTTAGGTTTTTTACCTCACGTATATCAATAGCGTCCTCAAGGTTTATGTCTTGTTTAGACAATGCCATTTGAATATTAGCTTCTAATTGAGCTTTTTGTTCCTCATCAGGAGCTACATCTATAAATATACCAAAGTCATATATATATAAATCAGATATATCATTAAGTATACTGACATTATACTTTCCTATTTTGTTTACAAAATCATCTTTAAAATCAGCATACTCCAAAATATCTGCTACCCGGTAAGTTAAAGCTTCAGCTAAGCTGCGATACATAAACAAACTGCCATCTAATATATGTCGTGTAGCGGTATTAGAATTTAATGCAGCTAACTTTTGTAATCCAACTAAAGAGTTAGGGTCTGGTGTAGAGCCGTCCCTGGCTTCATTTAAGCCCGTTACAGCACGTATCATATCTAAATAATGATTGTAGTTAGCTATAAGCATTTGAGTCTTGCTAAGCCCGCTATTTGACGTAAGTTGTTGTATAGGGACTCTGGCTTGATTAAACTCTCCGTCTTGAGTGTAACTTCTTCCGACTACACTACCTGTTTGAAAATACATTTTTAACGCATCCTCTGGATTGTATGCTTGACCAGTTCCTAAGTCAACTTCATTTAAACCATCCGCATCTATAAAAACTCCATCAGGAACTACACGAGCTATAACTTGTTGTAGTTTTAAGTGTGTTATTTGAATTAAATCTGCAAATGGTATCATTCTTCTAACTAAAGACTCAATAACACCTTTGTACATTCTTGGAGCTACAGCAACATAATTAGGTAGTGCGTGTTGACTTGAAGACTTTGGTCTTACCATGTTTTGAGCAAGCTCCCATTTTAAAATAATGTTTGTACCCATAACCATAACTCCGTCATACCAAACGTCTATGGTTTTTTCCATCTTTTCAAAATTACCCTCTTCCATCATTTCAACAGGAGGGTTGAATTGGTCGTCTTTTTCTATAACTTTACTACCGCCATTTTCTAATATTTTTTTCTTATAAACCATCTTTTTAGTGGTTTTATAATTAAAATACATTAAGGTACATGTATCTTTATAAAAAATATCATTCTCATAAAACTGAGCGACATTATAGTAATCGTACCAACTTTGACTGTACTGGCTAATTTCTTCTAAATCCTCATTAGTTAGTTTAGGGTCAATTTTTAATAGCTCTGTAATTGGTAATGTTTTAATTTCGCCCCAATAAAAACAATCTTGAAAGTGAGGGTCTTCAGTATAACTATAAACAACATTTGCTGGGTCTACATATTCTACCTGTACGCCAGAGCCTGGGAGGAACTCGTGTTTAGCAACACCCATTCCTAAAACAGTTAAATCATAATCAAACCTTTTCCTTAGGTCTATATAATGATTTTCCTCAAACAAGGTATTAATAGCTTCTTCTTCCGCAATCTCAATAGCGGGTTTGTAATTTATTTGCATATACAAAGAAAGCTCTTCATCGTTTTGAGGCAATGACTCAGGGTCTGTGGTAAACGGGTCAGCCCCTGTCGCTTTTTGTATGTCTAACAAAATATCTTTAGCGGCCATTTGACCTTCAATCATATCTTGATATTTACTTCTCTTAGCTTGAGACATTGCGTCTTGAGCATAAGCATTTACTTTAAAAAGCCTATCAGACATTCCGTTAACAACAATATCTCCAAA